TTAGATACATGAACGTCTGCACTAAACATATTATATACTGGCTTACCATCTTGAATAGTTCCCAATCTATTCATTACATAAACATCTATCCACGATTTAGTTTTACCTTGTAATAAATTAGAATAATAATTTTCCATCATATGCTTTTTGTTTTCTGCTAATGGATTTGGTTTATATTTATCTATTTCCCCATCTTCATTTTTAACCTCTAACATAGCAGAGGGTTGAGTATAGAAGTTCCAGTTATCAGGTTTAACTAACATCTTTGTTTCTTCTTTAGTCATATGATCGGGGATAGGAACCTCGCCTGCCATGATTGCCCACCAATGATCTTCTTCGGGAGCATTAGTATCAGCAATAACACCAGTCCAAGTTGGACCTCCATCACGCATTGAGGGGTATCTGCCCACTCTCATTGTGCATGCATCTATAATACTTTTTGGAATCTCACGTGCTTCGTTTATCCAAATGCCTGATAACTCAAGAGATAATAACTTTTTTACATCCTCAGGTCTGTCGAGTGCAAGGAATATAACCTCCAACTCCAGATCACTTTTGGATATTTTGTGCGTATACGGAACTGACCAAGAGAACCTACCCCAATCGTCTTCCGGAAACCAGTCCAACCAAGTTTTAATCGTGGTAGTACGAAGCTGAGGATTTGTGTTTCTGATAATCGCCCACCTGCTTTTTCTTTTGCCATCTGCTGATTTCTCCTGCATTAATGATCGTCTGAATACTTCTATACAACAAGCAACTGATTTGCCTGATCCAACCGGACCTCTTAATCCCCTAAAAAAAATATCATCTTTAAGAAATGCTTTACATACTTCTCCATCAGGTTTGTATTTAAAGTTTATCAATTCCCATATCCCTACCAACCTTAGTTAACTTGTCGATTATACTAGGAGAAATAGAGGCAATCATTTTGTCTGCTTCATAGTTAGTACAAAATTGATCGGGGTAATGTTTTAAATGTACCTGCTTAACTACAATACGAAGTATGTCCCTATCTTCTTTTGTAAGTCTATGTATTCTCATTTAACAACTCTTGTGTTGTTATTGATTTGTTTGCCCTTAAGACTGCGACAATACTTACTATAAAAATAATTACTTATTTTATTTGTTACAGTGAAGACTTTAAAATAAAAATTAATCATTCCTTATCCTATGTGTAAGAGCGAAAGCTTCTCGTTTTGCTTGCAATCTTTTTGGGTTGTTTAGATACTTGTTTACCTTTTCTAATCGCTCTGCGTTTAAGAGCAGTAGTCTTGGCGTACTCACTGGAACTAAGAGCCTTAATTGCTTTCTCAGGTAAGTAACGTTCGCCAGTTGCTTTACTCCCTTGTGTACTAGGCTTACCTGATTTGGTTCTCCATTTTTGTTTTGTCCACGCACGTAATGATCTCTGTGATTTAGATAAAGCCATTAGGAAGTATAACCTCCACCCTTAGCTTTATATTGTTTGGCAAGCATCTGTGCTTTTCGGGCAGACCATTGTCCCGGTCTACCACCTTTACCACTAGCCTTTATCCTACGAAAGATAGCTTTCCTCATAGTAGGTTTGGTATAGTTACCTGCTTCATTAACTGCCATTTACTTTTTCTTCTTCATAATTTTTTTCTGTAAAGATGCAGGTAATGTCTTTTGCTTTGCAGTTAACATGCTTTTTTTCTTTGCAGGTGGTCTGCCTTTAGTTGTTCCATATGTTCCTTTACCCATTGGCATTATGCTTTTCCTTTCTTATTTTTGTTACGTTTAGATATTGCCCTTGCCTTTGCTTTTGCATCAGCAGAACTAGATGCACCCCATGCTCGAAGTGATAATAACTTTCTTGTTGGCTTTCCTTTGGAATCTCTATCAGGACCTTTGTTGCCTGCCATCCTTGCTAAGAAAGATGCACGCCTTGGATTGTCTCCACTTTTAACGGGAGCCTTTAATGTTCCACCTTTATAAGAGTCTCTTCCTTTTTGATTTAAGCCACCACCAGGATTTTTACCCTCTTTGCGTGTCCAAGCAGGAGTACTCATTGCGCCACCTCTGTCGTATACTCTTTACCCTTAAAAGAAAAAGTATCTAATCCATCTGCCCTCGCTTGTTTAAAAGTATCTCCAAAAGACATAGGTTTGGCTTCTTCAACAACTTCTTGTGTTAGTACACTTGGTTCTTCAAGAGTAGAGGCTTGAGCAGGAGGGAATATAAAATTCATAAACTCATCAAACATTCCCTTTCGTTCTTCTGTAAAAGGTAAGTTAGGAAATTTATAATCATCTGCATTAGCTAATTCAATATCAGGTCTTGGCTCAGGCAATACCAAATCCTCAACCACATCTTCAGCAGGAACAGTAAAGTCAACTAACATACTATTATCACTGCCCTCAGGCATTAAATACTCAGCTATTGATCTAGCAAGTGGATATGAACTATCTTCCTTAAATGACTGCACTCCTCCACCAATAACCTCAAATAAATTGTTATCAGTTTCAATACCAAGGTTATCTAAGAACCCGGCAATAGCAGGCATACTTTCCTTAAAAAAATTCTCATTGTTTGCAAAGTCATAAACATCAGTAACACGATAACCACCACCCTCAATGCGATTAACCTTAAACGTGCCTAAGATCATCTTTACATCAGTAGCAGGTCCATCATACTGCTCATTCTTAAAATAACTCTCAAGGTTATATAATTTATTTATCATTGAATAGTTTACAGAACTATTTCTTAAAGCTTGTGAAATCTCAGGATTGTCAGCGTTCTCTCTTAATCGCTGTGCTGTAGTCTCATCATCCTTATAATAATGATCTAATACACCCCTTAAGAAACCCTTTGTCTCAGGAGATATATCATCATCCCCAAAACTATCCCTATCAGCATACTCAGGTGCAAAACTATTAAAGACAGCATTTAAATATACTTTTTGATATTCCTTTAACATAAACAGAATATGTTACGCTTTGAAAATTACCTCAACGCACAAATGATAAGTCGAAGCCTTATAACCTCAAAAAATAAAATAAATAAAACTATTGGTAGAATAATGCAGAATAACCATACATTAATCTCCTCATACGTTATCCCTAATACCCTCGCTATATCAATCAATAATATAACACACCAATCAAATACATAATCAATCCACTCAATACCAGACTTAGCCATATCTCTCTCCTTTTATAGACACTGCAATTATGCATAAACCTTGTGGCAGAATTATGTCTGTATGGGAGATTGGCAACTATACCATTGCCCGGTTTTTACCCCCCGTACTAACTTAAGTCAATTTGCACGCGTAGATCGCCGGAGTGTAGATGCATGTGCTTGTCTGGCGCCTTGAAGCCTGCCCGGTCTAGTATGTCTTTGCTCGCCTCTAGTTGCACGTACTCTGATCTGGCGCCACTTGCAAGCTTCATAACCGTTGCTAGTGCGGTCGTAGCGTTCAATCCTACAGTCTCGCTTATGCGAGTCATCATATACTGTTGAACGTGAGGTAGTCTCAAAGCCTTGCTCGCTGTAACTCTGCCACTCTCACCATCTGCATATCCTGCGCATTGGCTCGCTTCTTTTATCGTACACCCATTTGCTACGAGTGTATCAACAAGGAGCATTTGTTTCTTGGTTATCTTTCTTTCCTGAGGTAGCATAAACCCCCCTTTCTTTCCCCCCTTTTCTCGCCCGAAATATGGAGACTGTCAACGCACAAATGGTCAGTTATAACGTGACTAAGCTATGGCGTGGCACCACCCACAAAGTAAAGCAAGTCATCCTAGACTTGCTTTCCAAGTTACCTAAAAATGTTAGGAGCGTTGAACCCCCAATAGTTCAAAAGCGACTTTCATTTTTACCCCGGCAAATATCAAAAAAGAGCATGAAATTTTGACAAGCTGAACAAACAAGAAACAACAAAATTATATAAAAAAATGCACAAAAAGATAAAATAAAGTTTGCATTGTTACTGCAATAGTGCATAATAAATATAGTGATTGTTTCACTACCACAACTTTAAATATTAACTACGATAGGAAAACAAAGTTATGAAAAACAAACAACCAAAAGACCGTTATCAAATCTTAACAAATCAAGTTATTGAATTAATGCAGGAGCATGGAACCAATTGGATAAAGCCATGGCAATCTTCAGCTATTAGCGGTCATAAGAATAAATTCAGTAATAAATTATATCAAGGTACAAATATATTTTGTACTGCAATTTCTGCGTATGCAAAAGGTTTTTCTTCTAATGAATGGGGAACATATAAACAATGGAAAGAAGCAGGCTATCAAGTAAAAAAAGGTAGTAAAGGAACAGACATAGTTTATTTTGATAAGCTGAAGATTGAAGACAAGGATACAAACAAAGACAAGTTTATTCCTATGATAAAAGGTTTTAGCATCTTTAATGCTGAACAAATAGATGGTTATATGAGTGCTGATAAATATATAAAGCCTGCACCATTCAACCATATAAAAGCAGAAACATTAGTAAACAATTCACAAGCAGTTATAAAACATGGAGGAGGTAAAGCTTTTTATTCTCCAAAGTTTGATTTTATACAAATGCCTGACAAACAAGATTTTAATGGTACAGATACAACAAGCGCAGAAGAAAGCTATTACTCTACATTATTACATGAGTTAAGCCATTGGTCAGGTCATGAAAAAAGATTGGATAGAAAGCTTGTTAAT